CTTGAGAAAAAAATGGTAAAAAATGATGGCGGTAAGATATGAATCAGAAATTAAAAGGTGATCTTAAAACGACAATTAGAGATGAATTTGTACACGGTTTTACAGACGAAAACGGTGTAAGACAATTCCCTACAATCGATGGTCTTGCAAAAAAACATGAAGTACCTCAAACCACTTTGTATAGATATTCTCAAAAAGAAAATTGGCAAGTACAAAAGAATCGAGTCCAGACGGAAATACAAAGAGCAATTGACGATGACAGAATAACCAGAATGGTCAATGAAAACAAAAGGTTAGACGATTCTGCTATCCAGATCGCGCAAGCAATGTTAAACCGTGTGGGTGTTAAATTGCAGAAAGCATTTCAAGCAGAGCAAAACAATCCAAATTATGAAGCAATGACAATACAAGAATTACGTGATGCTTCTCATGTAGCGCAAAATGCGCAAAAACTAGGAAAGCTTGCGTTAGGTCAGGCACAAGAAATATCAAAGGTATCAGCAGATGTCAGCAATCCAGAAGCCTTCCATCGAGTTATGGAACAACTTGATGAACTTGCGGAATCTAGGTCACAGAGGGACAGCGAATCTCTACACTGATTGGTTGAACAAAGCTCGACCTGCGCAACTTACGCCTATCGGAGATTGGCACATTTGGCTAATTCTGGCAGGTCGTGGATGGGGTAAAACTTTGACAGGTGCGTATGACGCAACGTTGTATGCTTTGAGAAATCCTGAAGTACAAGTCGCAGTGGTAACGCCAACTTTTGGTGATCTTAGGAGGGTCGCGTTTGGTGGTGTGTCTGGAGTTCTTAAAACATTGCCGCCTGAGTGTTTATTGGAAGGACGTGGACAGGGGTACAATTCATCAGCATCTGAAATAAGATTATTTAACGGATCAAAGATTATGGGCTTTTCTGCAACGGAGCCTGATAGGTTGAGGGGTCCGCAGTTCCACCGTGCTTGGTGCGATGAGTTAGCGGCTTGGAGATATCCAGAAGCTTTTGATCAATTAATGTTTGCGTTACGATTAGGTAAAAATCCTCAATGTGTCATAACTACGACACCAAAACCCACCCCAATAGTTCAGCAACTTGCATCAAGGAATGATGTAAAAATCACAAGAGGAACGACTTTTGAGAACGCTGCAAATCTCGCAGAGAGCACCCTTTCCATGCTCAAAGAAAGGTATGAAGGAACAACTTTGGGACGGCAAGAATTGTATGCGGAAATAGTAGATGGTCTTGATGGCGCATTGTGGAATAACAAAATGATCAATGACGCCAGACTACCAAAAGACTTCAAAACCGAATATCAAAAAATAATTGTAGCCATCGATCCTGCTGTCACATCTCATGCTGATTCAGATGAAACGGGTATCGTAGTAGTGGCAAAGGACATGACAAACAAGTATTATTTATTGGATGATCAATCAGGAAAGTATTCTCCTGATGGTTGGGGCAGGCTTGCAGTTGAATTGTTTTACAGATATGAGGCAAATCTCATAGTTGCAGAAGTAAACAACGGTGGCGATTTAGTGGAAAGATTATTGAGAAGCATTGATTCTCATGTAAGATATAAGTCAGTACATGCAAGCAGAGGAAAATTATTAAGGGCAGAACCAATATCAGCATTATACGAGCAGGGTCGTGTTAGCCATCTGGGAGTCTTTCCAGAACTTGAAAGTCAGATGTGTACATACACGGGTGACAGGCCAAAACCATCTCCAGATAGATTAGATGCTTTAGTCTGGGGTTTAACCGAATTGAGCAGATCGCGTGGCGATGTAGCTTGGAGAATTTCGTAATGGCAATATTTGACAATTTATTTAGAAGAAGCAACAAGAGAGAAATTAAAAATTCATCGATGGTCGGATACTTTGGTGTAAATGCGACCAAAGCAAAAAATTTTAGTTATGATGAATTAGCATCAGAAGGCTACATGAAAAACGCAATTGTTTATCGTTGCGTCAATGAAATTTCAAAAGGTGCGGCAAGTGTTCCTTTTCGCGTTTTAAATGCTGATGGTGATCAGTTAGAAAATCATCCGAGTGTAAATCTGCTTGATCGCCCAAATCCATTGCAGAGTTATGCAGAATTTATGAACGCCCTTTTTGGCTTTTTGCTTCTTTCAGGCAATAGCTATATTTTGAAAATTGCAGGCATCGGAAACATGCCAAAAGAACTTCATCTTTTACGTCCTGATCGAATAAGAATTCAAGGTGGTGGCAATGCAATACCATCGGCGTATGAATACATGCTCAATGGGAGAGTTGAAGAAACATATGATGTGGATCAAGAAAATGGATTTAGCGATCTCAAACAAATCAAACTGTGGAATCCAATGGATGATTACTATGGGATGTCACCACTCTGCGCGGCGGCGGTAGAGGTTGATCAACATAATTTAAGCAGTAAGCATAATATAAATCTTTTAAACAACGGAGCGCGTCCCTCAGGCGCTGTTATATTTAAGCCAAAAGATGACCAAGGATTTGCAACAAACTTAACTGACGGACAACGACAGCAACTTCTCACGGACTTAAATAATCGGTTTCAAGGATCACACAATGCAGGCAGACCTCTTTTGCTTGAAGGAGACTTTGATTGGAAAGAGATGGGCTTATCACCGAAAGATATGGATTTTATAAACTTAAAACATATGAGCGCTACTGACATCGCCATGTGCTTTGGTGTGCCTTCTCAATTGGTGGGCGTACCTGATGCGCAAACATATGCGAATGTTGCAGAGGCAAGATTAGCTTTGTATGAAGAAACAATCATCCCAATGTTGATGAAAGTACAATCAGATATTAATGAATGGCTTATGCCGCAATTTAATGAAGGGTTGACATTTGTTTTTGATACCAACGAAATTCCTGCATTGTCAGAGCGCAGAAAGCGCATTTATGAAAATGTAATTGGCGCTGTAAGAGAAGGTATCATGACAAGAAATGAAGCTCGTGAAAGGTTGGGTCTGGATAGCGTTGATGGCGCAGATGGTTTGTTAGTTAACGCAAGTTTGTTTTCTCTTAATGAAGATGCTCCTAATGATCCTGACAAAATGGATGATGAAGATGATGCAAAAGTTTATGACGAATTTGTTGATTTTGAAGCTACAAAGTATGATTTGAAAGAAACTGGTTTTCCAAAAGCAGGAGATGATAAAAAAATATCTCTTCGCAATAGCAACTTTCCTCAATTCGATTTTAATTTTGCTAAAGCTTTGGCAGATGACATGTCAACAAACGGCAGAAAAATATGGAGAGCAGGAGGGAACATCAGAGGAACAGAAGCCTTTAGATTATGGGAAAAAGCAAGAGCAGGTTCAGAAACAGAAGGTGTTTTGGATTGGATCAAAGAGCGAGAAGCTTGGGCGGCAAGACACAGCGTCGTTGATGGAAATGGGTTTGTTGGTGGCAAGACAGAGCCAAATGCATCAAATATTGGGGGCGTTGTTGCTCTTATCAAATGGGGTGTAATAAACCCAAAGCTCGGTGAGCAAGGAATGAAAGATGTCATTTTAGAGGTCATAAAAAAACTAGAGGGAAAAAAAGGAGAAGAAGGTGTAGTCGTTCCTATACCAACTTTGCCAGATTTTAAAGATGAACCATGGCTCAGTGAAGCAAAAAAGAAAGATCCATCAAAATATATAATGAGCGAAAAGATCAAGGCAGGGTTACAAAACAAGGTAAAAGATCACAACGAAAAATATGGAGATAAACCATCAAAAAGAGCCACGTTCAGAATGTTAGCGGCATCATTCCGTCGTGGAATAGGGGCGTATTACAACAATCCCCAATCGGTTCGTCCAAATGTGCGGGGACCTGATCAGTGGGCGTATGCCAGAGTCAACGCTCTACTTTTCGCCTTGCGTACAGGCAGGTTTCAAGGCGCGGCATTTGACACAGATTTATTGCCCAAAGGACATCCAAAAAGCACTAAAAAATGACGATTGCAAATCGCAAACAAATTTTTGGTTTTAGACAAGGCTCTGTAAACGCTCGCAAGTATGCAATACAACAAGCACGACTTAGGACAAATTTAAGCAGAGGATTTCAAAAAAAGCTTGAAACAAGTTTCAACAAAACTGTCAACATTGTTTCTCAAGAGGTTGAAAATGCTCTTGAAATTGACAGCGGTGTGCTCGTAAGAGATATTGAAAATGAATTAACCGCAGTAATTTCTGCTCAACTTAGGAGAGTATTTCAAGCAATATTTGATTATAATGACAAGGCATATTCAAAACTTTCTCAAAAACAAGAGGATGATGGTTATAGTTTTGCCAGATCGATTGCGTTTGAGGAAGCAGTTTCAGCTTATTTCGCAGGCCGAGAAGTTTTCTTTACAAACATATCACGTACTCAAGGGCTTTTAATCTTGGCAGAAATAGAACGTTTGAGGGCTGATAATCAAACTTTACCTCAGATTGCAAAAGCTTTGCGTCTTAAGTTTAGAAAAGTAAACAAGGCAAGGGCGGCTCTGATTGCAAGAACAGAAACACATTCAGCATGTGGCTTTGCTCATCATTCTTATCATAAAAACGTTGGAGATAGTTATGGGGTTTCTATGGTCAAGCAAT